AACGCAACAGCGCTTGTTGGCAGCATCGGGACGTATAGCGTAGTTCACGATATGTCAGGGCAGGCCGATATGCTTGGCATCAAGGTGCATGTGATTTCAACCGGCGCATTCAAAGGCGCTGGCATCCCTGGAACTGAGATCACAGAGGATCAGCTTGCAGAGATGCAGGCGCGCGTCGATGACCTCAACGAGTTCTTTCTCAGGGGCGTCAGCAATGGCCGCGACATGGACCGCGAAGAATTGAACAAGATCGCTGATGGCCGCGTTTTCATCGCCAGCAAGGCAAGGTCATTCGGATTGGTCGATAAGGTGACTCATTTCTCAAAAGCCTATGATGACTTTGCAGCATTCATAAAGCGCGCCGACAGGCAGCGCAAGGTAAGTGCAGATGTACGGGGTTCACGGGTTTAACCCTGGCCTCTTTTTGTTTTGTTTTTTGGAAAGGACATGGACATGAAGACACTCAAGGAACTGCGTCAAGAACGCGCGAGTGCTCTTGAAGAGGCCAAGGCCATTGTGGACAAGGCGCTTCAAGAGGATCGGAAGATTGGCGAGAATGCTGATCTGACTGAGGAAGAGGGCAAGGCGTTTGATGCTCTCACAGAAAAGGCCGATGAGCTGCAGGCCGAGATCGAGAAGATGGAAGCTGCTGAGAAGCGCGGCGATCGTCTTCAGGCTGGCATTGCCAGTCTCAACCAGCCTGCGCCTATCGCATCTGTGCCGACGATGCCCGGCGCAAGCATTCAGGATGAGGAGAAACCGAAGATGGTCATCCCTGCAAGCGCTTTCTATGGTCACGTAAAGAACTTCAGCGCAGGCGCATCTGCCAACGAGAACCGCGAGCGCGCCTACCGCTTTGGCATGTGGACATTGGCCGCTTGTGGCAACGCCAACGCTCAGCGCTTTTGTGCAGGCCATGGCATCGGCGTGAGCCCCATGACCATCACTGACAGTGGCGAGCTGATTGCCCACACTGAAGGCGTCAACACTGCTGGCGGTTACCTTGTGCCGGAAGAGTTCGACCCCGACATGCAGACCCTTCGCGACAAGTACGGCGTCTTTCGGCAGTACGCTCGCCGCTCGATTATGAGCCGCGACACCAAGAGCCGCCCTAAGCAAACAAGCGGCCTGACTGCCTACTTCGCTGGCGAGCTTGAGGCAGGCACAGAGTCTACGATGGGCCTCGGCAATATCGGCCTCGTCGCAAAGAAGATCATCGCACTCACGACAATGTCAAGTGAGCTGAACGAAGACGCCGCCATCATGATCGGTGACGAGCTGATCAAGGAAATCAACCTTGCCTTCGCAGCCAAGGAAGATGCTTGCGGGTTCATCGGCGACGGCACCAGCACCTACGGCGGCATCGTTGGCCTTCAAGCCGCTCTGACTGCTGCTACTGCTGGCCTTGTGACTGCCAACAGCGGCACCAACGACGATTGGTCAGAAGTTACTGATGGTGAGCTTCTGAGCATGATCGGTCTGCTCCCTGAGTGGGCAGAGGTGAATGACAGCGATCTCCGCTGGTACTGCTCCAAGCCATTCTACGAGGGCGTGATGAATCGCCTGAAACGTGCCGCTGGTGGCAGCGCCGCCGATGACATGGCATCTTCGACCCGCAAGAGCTATGCAGGTTACGAGGTCGTCACAACTCCGGTTATGCCGAAGGTTGCTGACACGGCTGAAGTCGTCTGCGCATTCGGTTCGCTGATGCTCGCCGCTGACTTCGGCGACCGTCGCGGCACCACGATTGCATTCAGCAACGACGCCACAGTCGGTAGCGTGTCGATGTTTGAAAGCGATGGCATGGCCGTCAAGGGAACTGAGCGCTTCGACATCAATATTCACAGCGTCGGCGACACCAGCGACCAGGGCGCAATGGTTGGCCTCCTGACCCAGGCGTAAGAACACAGGGCTTTTGTTTTAACCAATGATTTGAAAGGATAGAAAAATGATCCAAGCTGAAAGAGGAAAAGATACTCTGATGCTGGCACCACAGGCGATGACCAACAGCGCCACGGTGACAGCCAACTTCGACACCAAGGGCAGCGGTCACGCGACGATCCGCATTCCCTTCGCGGCTGAGTTGAACACCAACGCCGTTGGACCGACCATCTCTCTGAGTGAGAGCGATGACACGGTCGCCACCAACTTTGCAACGGTTGTTGCCAATCGCACCGCCGAAGACCTCACGAGCGCCAAAGAGGTACGGTATGAAGTTGACCTCAAGGGCCGTAAGCGGTATTTGCGTTTGAGTGTCACGACCGCGACTACCACCAATGACAACGTGACTCTTGCCGCAATCGGTACGCTCAGTCAGAACGCGGCTGACCCCGAGAGCACCAGCGACATGGCATCTGTTGTTGTGCGCGTCTAAGTAAGTAGTGTTTTCCCTTCGAGGGGCGTTGGGGTTTCGGCTCTGGCGTTCCTCGGAGGGCATCTTTCGAAGGGATGAAACACAATGGGAATCAAGCTAAACATTGGCGCGGGTAAGACCGTAATCGACGGTTACACGCCAATAGACATAAAGGATGGGCTAGACGCTTTATCGCTTCCGCAACAGAATGCCAGCGTAGAGGCGATTAGAGCAAGTCACATCCTGGAACACTTCAGCTTTGCCGACTCCCATAAGGCGCTTGCTGAATGGTACAGAGTTCTAGAGCCGTCTGGATGGATCTGGATTGCTGTGCCAGACATAACCAAGATCGATTTCAACACGCAACTCGGCCCGTTCAAGGCATTTGGTGGACAAACAGACGAACACGACTTTCATAAAAGCGGCTGGACCGAGAGAAGCCTAACAGAGGCAATGCAGGCAGCAGGATTTGAAAGCGTAAGGCTTTGGTCTGATGATCACAAAGACACAGCCTCCGACCCATGCAGTTTGAGGCTTTGCGCAAGGAAAGGACCCGAAGCAGTGGGAAGCAGCGAAAGCGTCAAGATCTGCGCCCTCATGTCGTGTCCTCGCCTTGGCTTCAACGACTTTTGGGGCGGCGCAATGAACGCTCTTCGCCCATGGGGCATCCCGATCCGTCGCTTTACCGGTGCATTCTGGGGGCAATGCCTGCAGAACGGCCTTGAAGAGCTTATAGAGGAAGGGATTGATTGGGCGCTCACACTCGACTATGACACCCTCTTCACTTCAGAGGATTTCGATAAGCTAATAGGCCACTTTGGCCAGAATCCAGAGATTGACGCCATTGCAGCTTTGCAGCCGAAGAGATCAGAAGGCACACCTCTGATGACCCGCAAAGGTGCGCGAGATGTCGAAGTTACAGGCGCGCCTATCAAGGTTGACAGCGCGCACTTTGGATTGACGCTAATCAGGCTTGAACGGCTCAAGGATATTCCGAAACCTTGGTTCGTTGGTCGGCCTGGACCGGATGGGACATGGACAAGCGATGAGCGCCTTGACCCTGATATCTGGTTCTGGCACCAGTGGCGAGAGAACGGCAGATCGCTTTACGTTGCGCCCGATGTGCGCGTTGGTCATCTTGAAATGCTTGTCAGTCAGTTCAACGAAGACATGCAGCAAGAGCACATCTCTGTCAAAGAGTGGTTTGGAGGACAGTTGAAATGAACGTGACAATCCTTAAAGATGTGAGTGTCGGCTACAAGCGATACAAGCGCGGCGACAAGATTGATATTCATCCTGTCATCGCAGGCGCATGGCTAAAAGAAAAGCTCGCCATTGCTGATCATGTTGATGTTGAGGACGAGCCAGAGGACCAACACATCTATCCGACTGAAGAGGCCGAGCAAGAAGAGGCTGAAGACCAGGAACGCGATTATGACATCGAGGCCGATGTTGTCGGAGATGTTGACGAAGATCAGCCACTTGATGAGCGCGTCAAAGAGTTGATGGAAGCGCACACAGTCAGCGAGTTGAAAGAGATCCATGAAACTCTGATCGGCAAGAAGCCGCATTGGAAGGCCAACGAGGTCACGATCGCAACAGCTATTGCGCAGGCAGAGAGGGAATAGGCAGATGAATCTGAGGATCATCAAAGCTGTCGGCCTGTCGCCTCGTCATGTGCTAACGCCTGGCGCAATTGTGTCTGTTCCGGCTGAAGTGCCTGAAGAGATCGCGCGGAAGTGGATCAACGCAGGAATCGCCGCTGAAGACCTGACCAAGCTCGCAACCGCAACAGGCATCTATCAGCCTGAGCCAGAAGACGAAGAGGATGACCAGTAATGGGGATTCGCGTAACGGTTGAGCCAACAGTTGAGCCAATCACCTTGACGCAAGCCAAGTCCCATCTTCGCGTTGACTCGACCGCCGACGATGACCTGATTACCGCTCTCATCAAAAGCGCAAGGCGAAGCGCTGAGATCGAAACCAATCGCTCGCTCATTACTCAGACGCTACAGCTCACCATGTGCAATTGGCCGAGCTACAGAGGCGTCATAGAGTTGCCACGGTCGCGCGTTCAGAGTATCAGTTCGGTAAAGTACACCGACACAGGGGGTACGCAGCAGACCATCAGCGCGAGCAACTATCAGATCGATCTCACTGTTGATCCGGCTCGCCTTGCGCCTGTTTACGATTATACCTGGCCAAGCGTTCAATCGGATACTTTTGAGGCTGTCGAGATTACCTATGTGGCTGGCTATGGTGATGCCGGATCTGATGTCGAGCCTGAGATTGTGCAGGCAATGTATCTGATGCTGACGCATCTATACGAAAACAGATCAGCGGTTGCGTGTGAAGGCAATCCTGTCGAGGTTCCGATGGGGGCGAAGTTCCTGCTCGCGCATCATCGCGTACCTTATTCGATGTAAGGACTGATTGAGATGGTCAGAGAAAAGTTAGTCGATGGTCGTGTGCCTTACGTCAAAGAAGGCGGCCCGTTCGGCAACTCAAACGCTAGATACATCGGCGGCAATTGGTATTTTGGCGATTTTGAGAATGGCGACTATTCACGCATTGAGCCTGATGGCAGCATGTCAAGCGTCGGCAAGGCAACGCGCTGGAACGATCACCGATTTTCACTCACAGGTCAGCGAGTAGACGTTAGCGGCGGCAGGCTGAACTATAACTATTTCAATGGAGCTATTGGCTTCTTGAGCACTGCTCGCTACCCTGAAGAGCCAATTTCTATCATCGACCAGATAGGCCATGACTTTGCCTACGGTACGCCGTTCAATCCTCATATACACTGGTTCCAGCAGTCGGCGAATGTGCCAAACTGGCTTCTCGCATACAAGGTAATGGAGAATGGCGAGACGCTGAGCATCGAAACGGACTACACGAATCACACGTTTTTAACAATTCAATCGAACGCCTTCACGTATTCGAGTGGAACGCTTTTCCAAATATCAAGCTTTGGAGAGATAGACACAACAGGCTTGACGCTGAGCGACCATATACACTATGTGCTCTTTCGCGACTCTGCAAACACATCAACTGAGTTCGCTGGTGCTGATCCGTCAGCGCTCGAAGAGTTCGTTGTTGAGTTCGATGTGCATTACCAGATAGACGCCTCTGGAAGCCGATTGGAGTATACGAAATAATGGGATGCTGCTTGATAGGCCAGATGAGCCACAGGATACAGATCCAGCGATACTACGAGGTCGCGGATGCCTTTGGCGAACTGACCAAGACCTATCACGAGCTTGCCACCGTTTGGGCGAAGATCACGCCATTGACAGGCAAGGAGCGAGTCGAAGCGCTGAAGGTACAGGCGGAGACAACGCACAGCATCCTGATTCGCTACCGGTCAGACGTTGAACCAAACATGCGCATTCTCTACGATGGAAGGTACATGGAGATAACCGCAGCCATCAACCTAAAAGAAGAAGACAGATTTATGCAGTTGCTTTGCACTGAGATCGTAGGCGCTTCCGTGTTGCCTACTCCTACACCTACACCAACGCCTGCATAGGAGGGAATGAGATGACCAAGGGATATAAGACTACTGAGTTTTGGCTTAGCTTTGCGGCGATGATTCTTGGCGCGCTGATGGCATCTGGCGTCATCGTTGAAGGCAGCATGGCAGCGCAGATCATCGGCGGCGTTATGGCGATCCTTGCGCAGCTTGGCTACACTTCAAGCCGCACAAAGGTCAAAGAGGCCGAAGAGAAGCAGCAGCCCGAGAAGGTAGAGCCAGAGGTCGTGGAATGATCTCGATTGCGCTTGAGATTCTGAAGCTCATTCTGTCGTTATGGATTGGAAGAAAAGATGTCGAACCAGTCGAAGCTGATCATGATCGTCGCGCTGCTGCTTTCCTTCGTGGTAAGCGGGTGTGACGTTGGATTTGCCAAGCGCTTCAGAACGCCAGAGGCAAAGGTAAATCCAGGCAATGTTGCAGAGGTTCGCGCACCGTCAACGGTTGCCGTGTGGGTTCACGAGAACGGCAAGCTGAAGAAAGCATATGTAATTGTCAGACCTGGATGGCTTGTAGGGCCTAACGTGCCAAAATCTGAAGTTAAGTGAGGACAGAACACCATGAGCGGATCGCACGACAGCGAGAGAATGTACATCGTACTAGATCGGATAGAGGGAAAAGTCGATCGAGTAGGAGAGAGGCTTGCGGTTGTTGAAACGCTCGCGCACAAGCCGGATGATTGCCCTGGATCAAAGAGACTTGACGAAAGGCTTAGTGCACATATTGAAGATGATAAAGAGGCCGCGAAAGAAGCATTCTGGCGCGGATGGGGTAAAGAGTTTTTGAAGCTGCTCGCGGCTATGACTGCGGGATTCATTGGGAGCAGGAGTTGACAAATGGCCAAGCATGACTTTGAAACGACCAACAATAAGACGGTTACACTGACCGCAGATCCAAGCGATGACACTGCCAGGCTTGACGATGTGTCCATGTCTGGATACAGCTCTATCATCGCGAGCGTGAAGGCAAACGCTGACAACACCGGGAATGTATATATCAGGAAGTATGGCAGCGGTGGCGATTGGATTCCGCTTGCCGCTGGCGATGCCGTCAACCTTACGGTGAAGAATCTACAAGACGTTGAAGCGTACAGCGACAACGGCACAGAAGTCTTGAACACCATCATCAGCTTGGCATAGGGAAAAACAATGCTCAATCCTGGATGGCAAAACGCAGTTGATCCAAACGAGGTTGCCGGATGGCTTGACCTTGGCGCTCCAGATCTATCGACTGGCCTCGCCCACTACTGGCGACCAAGCACAACCTCCGACGCTACGGATACAGTGGGCAGTCTGGACGGTACCGATGTTGGCACGGTTACGTATAGCTCAGCTGGTGCGGATTTTGGTACTGCCAACTCTAACTATACTACGATGGGTAACTATGCGCTAGCGAGCGCTGACCTAACGGTATCCATTTGGGCTAAGCCTGATATCGCGATGAAGTCGAATGCGCTTGATAGCTTTCTCATCAACAACCGAGGTAATTCTGGGAGCACTGATAAATGTTGGCAAATCTTCTACGACAAGTCAGCGGATAGATGGAGCACGTCTATCTCGAACGGTACCACATCATATACAGCATCTGGTACGAGCGCGCCGGATTGGGGCAACTGGCAGCACCTCGCGATTACTGTTGACGATACCGCAAAGGAGCTATCCTTTTATCGCGATGGCAGTCTGATAGGAAGCCCCGTATCCTTCACTGGCTCTATGTTGACAGCATCGTACCCATTTGCCATAGGAACAGCATCATGGGATCTTGGCAACACCTCAACGAAATATCACGGCAATTACGATGACGCCAGAATTTACGAGGGTCGCGTCCTTTCCTCAGCTGATATCGCGGCGATTTACTCACTCGGACGTACAGCCACGTGATAGCAAAGGACAAAGGACTCCACATAATGGCCGGTTTTGTTTTATCGCTCAGCGGGATCATCTACGCGCCTCTATACAGCCTCGGTTTTATCGCTGGCGTTGGCAAAGAAGTTTATGATTCCACGGGTCGCGGTTGTGTAGAGCTTGCAGATGTACTTTACACGTGGCTAGGCGCTTCTGTTGCTGTTCTTGTTGGGTTGGTTCTGGCCTAATGTGGATAGACTACATTGCAGCGAAGATCGCGCACAGATACCGAGGCTGCATGATCGCCGCAACAATTATCTGCGCGGCCCTAATTACTTGTGAGATGTGCCGCGAGATGTCAAGACCTCCGAGAGGACTTGACCCTGATAGAGCAAGGCCAGACATCACGAT